ATTCGACCCGTCAGGAAGGAGACTGTTTAACAGGTCGTCTGAAACGGTTCGGACGACCGATTAAGCGGTTTTGCTTAGATCATTTATACAGAAAGGAATCAAAATGAAGCACATTGCAAATATTATGCAGATGAACGATTGGGATATGAATCAAGAAAGTACAGTGGGGCGGATATTGGAATATGGTCGCGGGAAGACTAAAAAATTCGTCATCGAATGGTTGGGTGGAGAGAAAACCGAAGTGAAAGGCGGTTATTACGATGCCTGTGCTATAGGTTTGAATGCTGATACTTGGAACTTTATTCGTCGAATTTAATAAGGTTAAACAGGTCGTCTGAAACGGAGGACGACCTGTCTAGATAATAAAGAAAGGAAAACGATGAGTGGTATGCATCCTGAAATGATACGGGCGGAAATCAAAATGAAGGGACTGTCGCTTGCCGATGTGGCTGCGATGGCAGGTATAGGCGAAAGCACAGTGCGTCAGGCTTTGAGAAAGCCGTCGACTGCCGGCGAGATGGCGATTGCGAAAGTGTTGGGCAAGCCCTTGTATGAGCTGTGGCCTGAACGGTGGACGAAAGACGGGCGGCGCATCCGCCCCCGCTATGCTTATTTATATAAAGAGGCGGCAGCATGAAAACGCATTATTCGATTTCCGAGTTATTGGAAATGAACTTGGAAAAATTTCCTAAGACGAACAGAGCAATCTTATATAAGGTTGAACGAGAGAAGTGGTCTTTTATTGAAGCCTCTTGTCAGGGTGGGAAAAACGGCAAACGCCGCGAATATGCACCGCCCCCAGAGGTGTTGAAACTGATCCAGGCGAAGAAGTTGAACGAGGTTTTGGGCGGTTTGTCAGATTTGCCCGCCCCCCTGTCTTCTTCTGAAGAAAAAGGCAGCGAGGCGGCGGGGCTGCCCTCTCCCGATGTGAGAGGGAGGCAGCTTACCATAGGTGTTGCGGACGGCTCGACGGAGCAACAACGGCTGTGCGAATCGGCACGGCGCGGGGTTTTGTCTGCGGTCGAGCGGGTAATGGCGGAATCGGGCGTATCGAAGGAGGCGGCGATGACGACTGTTTTGACGCAGGCGAAGATGCCGGGCTTCGAGCATATTGCGAAGCTGTTTTCTTTGGCTGCCGACGGGCGCGGTGGCGGTGGGAAGCTGCCGAGCGTACGGACAATCAAGCGGTGGTTTGCGGCGCGGGAATCGAACAGCCTCGCGCCAAAATCCAGAACCGAGGATATGAACGTCCCGTCTTGGCTGCCTGTGTTTTTGGAATGCTATCGGCTGCCGATGAAACCTTCTGTTTCCGAAGCTTACCGCTTGTTTGTGAACAGGCTGGAGGCTTTGCCCTCTCCCCAGCCCGCTTCCACGGAGAGAGAGGGTGATGTGCCGAGTATCCATCAGGTGCGCCGGTGGTTGGGCAAGCTTGGCAATGTGGAGCGTGAACGCGGACGCCGCGGCGCGCGGGATTTGAAAAATATCCTGCCGCACAAACGGCGCGATTTCCTGCACTTGAAACCTGCCGCCATCTACACCGCCGACGGTCATACGTTTGATGCGGAGGTGTTGAATCCGTTATCGGGGCTGCCGTTCAGACCTGAAATTACGACGGTTTTGGACGTTGGCACAAGACGGTGTATGGGCTGGAGCGTGGGGCTGGCGGAAAGCCGGTTTACCGTGCTTGAGGCTTTAAGCCACGCGAGCCGCGCGGCCATCGGTGCGCTTTGGTATGTGGACTGGGGTCGTGGCTTTGAAAACTTGATGATGACGGATGAGGCAACGGGTCTGATGGGCAGGCTGGGTATGACGATGACGCATTCGCGGGCTTATAACTCGCAAGCGAAGGGCGCGTCGGAACGCAGCCATAATATTTTCACACGGGCGGCGGCGAACCTGCCGTCTTTTGTGGGAAAAAATATGGACGACGAGGCGCGGCAGAAGCTGTTTAAGTTGTCGCGTAAGGAAGTCCGCCTGCACGGGAAGATTTTGAATTCGCCGATTCCTACTTGGGATGAGTTTAAGGGCTATATCGAACGGGTGGTGGACGAATATAACGACCGACCGCACCGTTCGCTGCCTAAGTTTACCGACCGCGATGGCAAACGCCGGCATATGTCGCCTAATGAGTTTTGGGCTTTGAAGGTGGCGGAGTTTGGCGAGCCGCCGAGAGTGTCGCCGGAGGAGGAAGGGTATTTGTTCCGACCGCAGGTGATGCGCACGGTACGGCGCGGAGAGGTATCGCTGTTCAGCAATACTTATTATTCCGCCGAACTGATGGAGTTCAACGGCGAAACGGTCAGGGTCGGCTACGACGTGCAGGACGCGCTTTGGGTTTGGATTTACGACGATGTCGGCCGCCTTATCTGCAAAGCGGAATGGCATGGCAACTCGACGGACTATATGCCTGTCAGCGTCTTGGAACGCGCGGAAGACAAACGCAACGACGAGCGTCTGAAACGCAACGAGCTGCAACAGCAAAACATCCTGAAAGAACGCCGCGTACCGACCATCGAACATCAGGACTCGGTCAATATCGGGGGGATGGTGCTGGATATGGGCCAAATCAAGGCTAAGGCTGCCGCATTGGCAGCACGCCGAAACCGTGAGGACGATTTAACGGTCGAGGCCGTGGCAGTGAAGGCGGTGGAAATGCCGTCTGAAACGGAAGCTGCCGCGGGCTGGTCGGTACCGTCCGAAGCATCGGAGCGGTTTGCGCTGTATCAGCGTCTTTGCGGTCAGACGGATTTGCCGCCGCAGGCGCAAAGATGGCTGGAGCGGTATCCGCAAAGCAATGAGTATAAGGCGTTGTCCAAACGGGCGATGCTGGCTTGATTTCAGACGACCTTTCGGGGTTTTAAACAAGGTTTATTCACTAATTTAAAAGGATTTTAAAAATGAAAATTGCAAATATCAACAATCTGTCTTTGGTCTCTGTTGCGATGGAGCGTTTGGTTAACCGTCAGGACGGTTTGCCGGGTTTGGGTGTGTTATACGGCCCTTCGGGTTTCGGTAAGACGACGGCGACTGTGGCGGTGGCGAATGAGACACGCGCTTACTATGTCCAGCTGCGCAGCGCATGGAGCAAAAAGACGTTGCTGGAAAAAATCTGCTTCGAGATGGGCTTGCCGCCTGCCCGGACGGCGGCGGGTTGTTTGGATGTGATCTGCGAACAGTTGGCCGCCAGTCAGCGTCCGTTGATTTTGGATGAGGCGGACTATTTGGTTACGCATAAGGGATTGGTCGAGCTGGTGCGCGACATCTACGAGGGCAGCCAAGCCCCGCTGATGTTGGTGGGCGAGGAGATGTTGCCGACCAAGCTGAAGAAATTCGAGCGTTTCCACGGTCGCGTGCTGGCTTGGGTACCTGCGCAGCCTGTCGATTTGGCAGACGCGGAAGAGTTGGCGAAGGTTTACGCACCTGATTTGACGTTTGAAAAAGATGCGCTGTCTTATTTGGTGGATTTGGCACACGGCTCGGTACGCCGCGTAACGGTCAATTTGGTCAATCTGTTGGAGCTTGCCAACCAGCAAGGCTTGGATACGGTAACGCGCGAGGTTTGTGCGAAAGCCGACCTGTACAAGGGCGAAGCACCTAAACGCGGGGTCAAATTATGAGCGTGACGACATTGACGAAGCCCCGCAACCGCCGACAAGAGATTTGGAACTGTCTGCGGGGCAATAAGGACAGGCTTCAGACAGTCTCTGAAATCGCCAAAGCCTGCCAACTGAGCGGGAATACGGTGTACGCGTATCTGAAAGCTCTTAATAAAGGCGGGTTTGTGTCGATACAGAAGGGTTCGGACTTTTGCAGACCGTACGGATACCGACTGGAGCGGGATGCGGGTGTGGATGCGCCCCGCTTGTCTGATGACGGTCAGCCGTTGAAATGTCCGGTAACGGAAGCCTTGTGGCGGACGATGCGGATTTTGAAAACCTTTGACTTGGACAGCCTGACGGCCCACGTCAATATGACACACCCTGTCAGTCGCAGTATGGCCAAGGTTTATGCGCAACACCTTGAAGCGGCGGGGTATCTGAAAAATACGGGCAACGCTCGGAAAAAATCGTTTGTCCTTTTGAAGAATACAGGGTCGAAAGCACCGCAGCTTCTGGCTGTCAGAGAGGTGTATGACCCAAATATAAACGAAATTGTATTAAGGGAGGTTCCTGATTATGAATGAAAAAGATTATATGAAAGAAGATTGGTACGCGGTTTTGAAGGAAGAGGTCGAGAAAGACGGACTGATGAAGACTGCGGCAAAACTCCGATACAGCGCGACAAGCATCAGTCTGATTTTGAACGGTAAATACAACGGCAAGCCAGACAAAGTTGCTGCGAAAGTGGCGGATGTATTTCGCAAGGTGATGTGTCCGTTTGAAGGTCGGCGGATGGAACGAGCCGAATGTATTGAAATCTCTCTCTCCCCCGCTCCGACGCATAACCCTATCAAAATGCAGCACTGGCGGGCATGTCAAAAGTGTGAAATTAAACCATGCGAAAAGCGTAAAAAGGTTGGCTGAAATGAGACACGAATATGCGGTACACGCCGGAGTCTATGAGGACACTTGGCACGATTATGAAACCCATAAACGGCGGAAGATTTGGCGTGCGGATATACGCGGCAAGCGCAAAGAAGGCTTTGCATGGTTGCAAATCCGCCGACTGCGGAAACGCTTCGAGAGCAAAGAGGAAGCCAAGGAATGGGCTGCTCAAGTGAAGGCGGATTGGGTACGCAATAATTTTTTTTGCCTTGAGAAAATATTAAGTAATTGATTTATAAGGAAATATGAAAATGTCTAATTTGTTTTGCGAACGAAAAACCAAGTGGATCGGTTTGGCTTTTTGGTTGTTGTTTTGGGTAGTTTTGGGGGGAACGATGCTGCATAGCTGCTCTAAGCCGGTGGTGTCGGCGGCGAAGTTGGAAATGTCACGCCGAGAGCGGATGGCGGATTTGGAGGCTCAAGCTTTGGGCGAGCAATACGAGTCGATGAGTACGGAGGAAAAAATGAAAGGGATTGTTTATGAGCGATAAGCCATTGAGCCCTACGGCGAAACAAGAGGCTTTGGATCGGGCGGTCAAGGAAATCCGCGCGAAATATGGCGATAAGGCGATTGTGAAAGGATGTGTGAAATGAGTTTCGGACGACGTAATACGGATTGGCAGGCTTGGGGACAACACCGCAGGCGTGCGACGGCGCGAATGGCGCAAAAAAACAGAGAGCGTGAAATCGAAGAATATCAGGCGCGTTTCAGACGGCCTGCCGAGAAGAAGGAGGAGAAAAAATGATTTGGTTTGTTGTCGGATTGGCGGTGTTGGTGCTGCTGGGGATTTGGCTTGAAATGCTGGCCCGAATCGTCGTGTTGCACATGGTTGGCAAATGCCATGACGGGTATGACGACAATTAAAACGGTAAGTCGTTGATGTTGCTCTATATTTTTTTTTGCCTTATTGAAAATATAAGGTATTGATTTAAAAGGATTTAAGAAATGAATGCAAAAGAAATTGCAGAATGGCTCGAAGACCGTGGCGAGCTGATGCTGATGAAGAAGGACGGCGAAGGCTTTGTAATCGCTGCGCGGTCGCCGGATGGGATGTGGAAAACGGCGGAAGCGGAAACTTTGGCTCGGGCGATAACTTTATGGGAGGAAGCGTGATGAATATCACTAGACCAAATAAAGATGATCTTGACGCAGCATGGGAGCTGGTCGCGTTTTTAAACAAAATTGAGCAGGGTTTGAATCCGATTTACCAACCTGCCGACCCAGAGGATGAAGACGATTTCCAATATCTGAGTGATGCACCTGCGGATGAGGTGTTTGAAGCATTGGAATATAAGTCTACCAAAGCCGGGTTGTCTTGGATTATGACCGTATTGGATACCTTGCTGTCTCCGCGTAACGGCATTGTTGACCAAGAATCTAGTGTTTTGGATTTCTCTCCAATTTTTAAACAGGCTATAAAGGATACGGAAAGGCTGGATTTCTTAATGGGAGTCGGGTCAGCGGAATTTTCAAAAGAAAATGGTCAGAAGGCCCGTTGCAGCTTAACCCAATATAGCATTAGAGGCTATGGAAGCAATTACCGCGAAGCATTGGATGATGTGATGAGAGAGTGGAAGGAGATGTGATGACTACCGGAATGATGATTTATCTATTGGTCTGCGGGCTGATTGGTTTGGCACTGGTGGTTTTGGCACTGATGAGCCTGATTGAAAACTGGTTTAAACAACGGACTAAAGCTGTTGTTTTGGATGTCTGCGGTATGTTTTTTGGGTTGGTTGTTGTCCTTGTGGCGTTTTTGGCGATTCTTGGGGTGATTAAATGATTGAAATCAGAGGTAAAAACTTTGTTGCGTACAATGCGAGTGAAAGTGTTTTGGAAAGCATCATTAAGGATGTTTTCTCTGGGGCGATGTTAGGGTTTTGTGTGTATATCAGCCATTGGTCAGCCTCAGTGTTTTGGACATTTATCAGCGGTTTGATGTTTTTGTCTTATCTGGGCATTAAGTTGGGCAGGTTGATGCGTGACAAGCAAACCAAGTTTGAAACTTGGTCAGAGTTTAAGACATGGATCGATAAACAAGCTGAACTTGAAAATCACTTGGCAGGTAATGTCCAGATCGTAAAAGGCAATGGAAATGTACAGGCCGGTGGCGATGTTTGGAAGGATAAACAATGAACATCGAAAAATTCAATCCCAAAAAAGACCCTAAATATAACAGTTTTATTTATCGGTTTTTAAAAAAGAACAAAAAAATAATACCGCATAGAGGTATGCCGGTTATCGCCAAATTTGACACACTGGGTATTTGGCGTATCGGGTGGCATGACACTGGCGGATGGTTTATCGGTGCTCCAATTGGTTTTTCATCTGGCGAAAAGGTAGAGATTTATGCATTTAAACCGGGCGGGAAAGTCATTGAAGAAGTCAAATGGAGTGATTACCAGCGTATCGGAGGCTGTGCCATTAATGAATTTGCGCACAAATGGCGCGAAATTAATAAAAACAGTCGTTGTTGCGAATATTGTGGTCAATGGATACGGAGGAAAGTTAAAACCGAAAAAGTTATTCGCCGCCGCGATATTTGGGAGATTGAATCATGATTTGCCGTTGTCCCAACTGCGGTGCGTCCAACAGCTTAGATAGTTTGGTCGGGGATGCCGAAGCAGCCGAAGTGCTGAAAATGTTGTTGGAATTAGATGTAAATATGGGCAAGGCGGCGATACGGTATATCGGTTTGTTCCGCCCCGCCAAGTCCCAGCTCTCTTGGGCGCGTACCGCGAAACTGCTGAATGAGTTGCTGCCGATGATTAAGGCGCAGGAGGCGGCGCGTGACGGGGTTTGTTTTCCTGCCCCTACCGAGGCTTGGATTCATGGCTTTAACGAGACGGTCAATGCACGCGACCAAGGCCGTCTGAAAACGCCGCTGAAGTCGCACGGCTACCTGTATGAAATCCTTGCGGGCTGGGTTGGCCAGCCAAGCGCAGGGAATCAGACAAACCAACCCAACCGCCGCGCCACACTACCGGCCAACCCCAGCCAAACCTTGACCGCAGCCGCATCGCTGCAAGGACTGAAGAAATGAAAGAACTACCTACCCAACTGCATAACGCCATGATCGACGGCCTGACCATGCTTTTGACCCTGCGTCTGAGCGGTTCGCCGGCTGCCGATACTGTGGCCGCGACTGCGCAAACATGGAGCCGTGTATTGGCGCACGGCCGGGCGTGGGACGAAGCGCGAGATGTATCGCGCTTTCAGACGGCCTTTATGGTGCTGGCGAATGAGACCAACCGCTGGCCGAGTCCGAAAGACTTTTTAGACAAGCTGCCTCCACCGCCGGAGCCGTTGAAGCTGGAACACCATTACCACCTCACGGAAGAGGGAAAAGCGAAGGGAAAATCGGCTTTAAGCCGCATACAGGGCGTAATTAAAGAGGTGTTAAGAGACAAGTCACTTATACCGCCTTCGGCTGAAACCGCCACCGAGCAGATTTTGAGACACCGCGCGAAAGTTGAGGCACTTGCCCAGCGCGAACGCGAACAAGGCTTGAGCAAGCCGAAATGTTAAACCCAACCCGAAAGGAAAAGAAAATGGCTAAAACCCGAATCAAACAGCCCGCGATCGAAGCGGCACAAGACAAAGCGGAAGTTACCGCATTTATCCGCCAAATCGGCGACTTGCAGCGCGAAGTCAAACGCCTGGAAACCGAAGCTGGAGACAAAAAAGCGGTCATCGAAGAAGAATATGCCGCCAAAGCCGCGCCGATGTGTGCCGAAATCATGAGCCTGACCGAACGTGTGGCCGCATACTGCGAGGCACATAAGGACGAGCTGACGGAAAACGGTAAAACCAAAACCGTGGACTTTACCACCGGCCTGATTAAATGGCGCATCCGTCCACCATCCGTCAAGGTAACGGGCGTGGCCGCCGTCTTGGCATGGCTCTCGGAGAAATCCGCCTTTGCCGAGTTTGTCCGTACGAAGAAGGAAATCGACAAAGACGCCATCCTGAATCAAAAAGAGCGTTTTTCAGACGGCCAAGTGCCGGGAATTAAGATTGTGTCGGGGCTTGAGGATTTTGTGATTGAGCCTACGGAGCAGGAGTTGGTGTGATGGAAAACGGAAATTTAAATACTGATGAGCTGGAATTTTTAAGAATTGCCGCACGCGATTCCTTCTACATCCACGCTCAAGTTGAAAATGCCAACCGAAAATTGGAAACCGCTTTTCTCGTGTGGGGAAAAGTGAAAGAAGGAGAAAAAGAGGCTATGCGCGCCCGAAAAAAAGCCTTTATTTATTACTGCTTCGGGGTGGTTTGGTTTTTTCTTGCGTTGATTTTATTTTTCTTTGGCGTTTAAAGCTTGATTAAAGGGCCCGCGGCAGTGGGGGGTATAAACGTGTTTGACG